CCATTTCAATCTGCGCCAGGATCCCGCGAACGAAATCGGCGCGCCCTTCTCGGATGCCGTCCTCGGCGTGACTGCGCCCCTGCACAGTCGGCCGCATGATGGTTGTCTGGACCCAATGCTCGAGGAGCGTCCGGCCGGCGCCGGTGCTGAATACCTGGTTGTACAGGCTGGCGAACTCGAGCGCCTTCTTCTGCTCGACCGCCGAGAGCTCCCGCGGCGACAGGCCCTCATGCGGTGTCCAGCCGTCGCTCCCGATCAGTTCCCGGAGAAGATCGTCCATTTAGCGGGCGCCCCGGATCGGCACGACGTTCTCGCCGCCGCCCTCAGCCGCCGCCGCAGCTGCCGCGGCCTGCTGGGCCTGTTCCGCCAGGACTCGCTTCTCCGCCTCGGTGCGCACCAGGCTCGAGTCCGAGCCGGTCTTACGCCACACGTAGGCAGGGATCTCCTCGACCTTGATTCCCTGGCCGAGGATCTCCGGCCCCAGCGGCGCCAGCATTTCCATCGCCATACCGAAGCCGGCGAGATCTTCCTGGTCCTGGGCGCGCGCCAGCGGCGACACGTACTTGACCGTCAGCATCCGGCCGTCTACCTCGATCGGCGGGATCTTGCCGTTCTTCGCCAGGATTGCCACGCCCCGCTCGACGATCTTCGCCAGGAGCTCCGCCTGGATGCGGCCGAACACGGCGCCCCACTGCTTGATGAGCTCCCGGTCCTCGATCATGATTTCGGTCGCGGTCCGCACCGGGCCCTCCGCGCGCCGCTCGTCGTCCAGCAGCGTCCGCTTGATCGACCCCTGGATGCGCTCGAGCAGGGCCTCGCCCACCATGAAGTTGCCCCCGAGCTCCAGCGGCCGCAGGGAATCGTGGTTTGCCACGGGGATGATCGTATTCGGCCGCAGCGCCGCGGTGTAGGGGTTCAGGACCCCATCGGATACAGCAGTCGCCGGCGGTGCGATCTGGATAGCCGAATGCCGGAGCATGAACTCGATCATGGCATTGGCCGATTTGATGTTCGGCAGCGCCCACAGGACCGGCCCGCGGCCGTAGATCTCGCCGGCGACAACCGTCGCCCTGGCCGTGATGTAGGGCCCGACCTGGCCGTAATCCCAGCGCCAGGCGATATGCGGCGTCCCTTCCTCGAGCACCACGCCGTAATACTTCTTGAGCTTCGGCTCATATACGACGCCGTGAATGACCTTGACCGGCTTCTCGCCGTTCTTCTCGATCTGCTTGGCGAGCTTCGGGGATACCTGGATGCCGTCGAACATTCGTTCCAAGTGGCGCCCCGGGACCTCGAGCGGCCGCCACACGGTTTCGATCGTGCCGCGCGGGCCTTCCTCGAGCTCGATCCCGGACAGGGGCACAGCGTCGAAGCGGAATAGATCGTCGCCCTCGCCTTCCTCGAGCGCCATGGTGCCGGTCCCGACGAGAATGTCGAGCATGGTTTCGTTCGCCACCGTGGCGAAATTCGAATGGTTCAGGTAGTGGAAGAACGTCGCCGTGACGTCCTGCAACTGCTCGATGATTTCCGGATCCTCAGCAATCTCGGGCTCAATGTCGGCGCCGGGCGCCAGCTGTGCCCACTCTCGCCAGGGAGGGCAGAGATCTGCCTGCATCCGGTTCGCTGCTTTGTGGGTCGCTTCGATCCCGGTCGAATCGTACAGGTGCCGGTTCTTTCGTTGGCCTGGCGCGTACTGGTTGAACGTTTCGCGCTCCGGCATCGTGTAGTCATACGCTTCCTTGTAGATCGAGCGCCAGAGCTCCTTGCGGTTGGCCGCCGCCTTGCGCCGCTTGACCAGCGCCTTCGGGTCCTCGAGCTTGCCCGGCAGTGTTGCGAGCAGCATCAGAAGATCCCCGAGCCGCCGGATCCGGGAGGCGCCATGCCGGCCGGCGGCCGGTTCGGCTTGGTCCTGGAGCTTCCGCCGGGAGCGCCCGCCGCGCCGCGGCCGGCCCGAGTGCCGCCGATCTGCCGGCGAGCGCCCCCCTCGTCCAGGATCCCCATGGCCGAGCCGGACAACAGCTGGCGGGTGCCCAGGCGCCCGAACGCAATCATCTTGCGCTGGCGGTTTTCCTTCTCCTGGGTCGCGTCCAGCGCGCGCGCCTGGCGGTCACGCAGCGCCCGCTCCTCCGCGGTTTCCTTCGGCTTCTTGGGGCTTTTCATCGTGAGCTCCTAGCCGGCAGCGCCGGGCAACAACGTAATCGTGCAGCTGTTTCGGGGTCCATACCAGCGGCGCACGGATCCCGAGCAGCGCCTTTACAGTCTCGACGCACGTCACCGGGCCGAAGATCCAAGGATGCCGCATTCGCTCCTCCTGGATGAAGCTATGCACCCGCAGGATCCTGGCGCCAGGGTGCGCCAAGTCTCGAGGCGAAGCATATATTGGCGCGTCCAGCGTTTCCACCCGGCAGTAATCCATGGCCGGCTCCACCCGGAGCCAGCGGTCCCTCGAGATCCTCAGCGCGTACACGTGCAGAAACCCCGGCGCCAGGTAGCGATTCCACCAATGGCCGTAGTCCGTGGACGTGAACACCAGCCACCATTCCACCCAGGCCCGGCCCTCGAGCTCGAGCAGGGAGTCATATCGGGGCTTGAAGCCAATCAATCGAAGGGGCTCCAGGACTGTTTCACCGTGATCGGCCCGCTGGCGCCCAGGGCCGCAGCCGTCGGGGAGATCGTCGCCTTCTCGCCGCCGTCGATGAGCGCGTATTCGCAGGCCTCGGCCACGTGGGAAAACTCGTTCTTGTCCGGCACGTCCCGGAACCGCTCCGCCCCGGCGACCTGGATGCGCTTGTAACAGAACCCGCCCGCAAGCGCCTTGCGCAGCACCTTGCACTTCGGCCCGAACACAATGCCCGGCCGGCCCGCAATCAGGCGCCGCAATGGCCGCTGGAGCGCCGAGCGCCGCAGGCCGACGTCGTTCGTGCTCGCCGGCACTGCCTGGATCCCGTTGGCCGCAAGGACCTGGAACACCGTGCGCTCGTCCGTCCCGGCCCTGGAGTCGCCGGCTGGATCCCCGCGGAAGGTCCACATAAACCCGGGGTATTCCGCAATCTTGTATTTCAACTGCTCCGCGAAGCGCTCCGCCCCCATATCCGTGGCGACCAGTTCATCGAAGGCAATCCAGCGCCCGATCGGCAACAGCTGGAGGAACGTGGCCGCCGGCGTCAGCCCGAAGTCCATGCCGACCACGATCGGGACGCCCTTCACCGGATCCAGGGGCTCCGGCCAGGAATGCACAGAGTCCACGTAGTCCGGATGCACCGGCTTGCCGTCCATGATGAAGCCGTACTCGTTGCCGAGCTCGACCCGGATATAGTCCTCGCTCTTACCCTGGAGCAGGCGCTCGTAATATCCTGGCGGGAGTCCGGCCTGGTTCTCCCGGTCCGGGTTCACAATCCACTTGCCGTCCACCTTTATGACGCCGCCGGGCTGGATGAAGAACTCGTAATCGGGGAGCTCGCCGGCCCGCCATTGCTGTTCGAGCTCGTAAAGCCAGTGGTCGGTGTCGCAAGCGTTGTAGTCCCCGAGGATCCCGGCCCAGGACGCGCCGCCGTCTACCTGGCGCGGGAATCGCCCGATGCGACCGTCCAGCCCGTCGAAAATGGCCTTGGGCTGCTCCTTGATCTCATTCATCCAGGCGAATGTCGCCTGAAACCCGCGCAACTTGCGCACGTGGTCCGGCCTGTCCAGGGCAATGAATACGACCTCGGACAATACCCGGGTGCCGTCCTCGAGATCGAAGTCCAGCCGGTGCTCCGGCGGGTGTCCCCGGGAGAATTGGCCGAGCTCCTCGCTCACGATCTCGAGCCAGTCTCGAATCGTCGTGTCCGTGAGATCCGGATAGGTGTTCCGCGTGACCAGGATCCGCGAGCGCCGCACCCCATCGACCGCGCGCTGGGCGCAGATCAGGCCGAAGATCTTGTGGATGGTGGCCGAAGTCTTGCCGGAGCCTAGCGGGCCCATGATGCACTGCACCGGGGTCCGCGACAGGTGATATCGCTCCAGCGTCGGGCCTTGGGCCTTGTATCGGATCTCGAGCTCAGGCATCCCGATCTCGGATCGCCCGGGCCATGATGATATTTGCCGCGCCCAGCCAGCCCAGGGCCTCGAGCGCAACGTCGTCCGGCTCCGACAGGATCCAGGTGGTCCATCCGATATCGTCCTTCTCCCCGGTGACGTACG